GAGAATTTTAAATAATTCCTTAATAAAATGCCGGGGGTACTTTATAAAATAATTGTTGTATCCCCCCACTACTTTATGTAACTGTTATGTAACTGTTATGTATATGAGTATAATTGTTAATTTTATGGTAATTATCGGGAGTGTATATTGTAAATTATTAGGTAATTATAGAGAGCGTGGGTTATATCTATCATTGATCTTTATGTAGCTGTCGAGTATGCCGGTTATATCCAAAAACACCCCGCCCACTATCGTGGATGGGGCAGTAGCCCCGGGTTCGTTCACACTATGTTTCACTATTAATAATACAAGTATTATGATTGACAAAACGAAGTTTGTAAGGTCGAGGGTTTATGACGACCTTAGCGCGGATTTCGTACGTATTACGAGAATGATTCCGCTGGAGGGCCGTAGAGTTGATTTCGACTATGAAGAAATCAAAATCGATGGCGATGAAATTGTCGTTGTTAACGAAGGTCGCGCCGCTTGCCTTGATGGCAGGGACGTTGATTGGGATAAATCCACGAGCATTCTACTTGACCCGTGGAGACTCTCCGCAAATGGCAAATATATTGTCAAGCGGAGAGAACTCGACACCACTGGCTTGGGTCGAAAGAGTGAATAAAGTATAGGGCTCCTAGAGCCCTTACTTTTTTATTAAATGATAACCAAATTCGCTGACATTCATCATCTACATATACATATACTAAACCTTATACATCTACCTATTTTGGGATTTTTAGAATAGAGTGTTGTATAATATTGTAAGTATTGTAAGTATCGTGAGTGATGTAAGTGATGTAAGTGATGTAAGTGATGTAAGTAGTTGATAATAATATGATTTCAACTCTTTTCATACCATATTGCAATAGTTATAGATATAATAATATAACTTAAGTACCTAAGCATTCCCTTTTATCTTACTTCGAGTATTAACCAACTAAATATAAATGCTATGAACAATGCAAATGTTATTAAAGACAAGTTTATTAACTTTTTAAAAGTTAATAATGCTCTAGAAAACTTTAAAAACGCCTTGAAAGAAGGTGGTAGTCCTATACCTAACCTCGAAATGTTTGTGTTTACAGTTATAAAAATTGAGATAAGTGAATCACTTATTTCAGGTGCTTTTTCTTGGTATAGAACTCCTGAAGGATACGATTATTGGTACGGCTTGGATTATAAATGGAGAATTGTTAATAATATCAATGTACAATAAATACAAGTATCATGACAACATTTTATTATTACATTGTTAGTAAACGTTATTCCATTAACCTGTCGGATGGTGAAGATTATGAATTTAAATTCAGAATCTTTCCATATGGAATTTGGAGTATATTGTTATTCCTTAATCATCCTTCTTGGAAAATTACTAAAACAAGGACTGTATCTACTCTTGGTTTTGGAGGGCATGAAAATGTTCATCGTTGTTATGGATTCTTCACTTGGCCTTGGCTTCTATATTTCAAGTCATGTGGATATTCCACTGATAAAGGTAATTTTTATGTTTGGTAATAACTTTAGGTTAGTCTTTGGATGTTATATTAGATACCATCCAGAGGCTAGCCTTTTAAAAATATATAATTATGTGTTTTTCTAAAGAGATTTACATCGATGACAAAAACAATATAAAACCTTGTATAACTGATAAAGATATAAAAGTTTACAAATATACCTTTGGAACAATTATATCTGAAGGTTATATGGTTTATGATGAGTTTTTATCAGAAGTACGTGCTTATAGATATTGTAAAAACAAAACTAATCCTACTGTAAAATTAAATTATCATATCTATAAACAATATATAGGTGCTTGTGGTACTCTTAAATAGAATCTAAGTATATTATTCTTATAGACAAAGGTTACCATTCTTATAAAAATATAACAACAATGTTACCAGTAGTCGCTCTTGCATACTTAAATATTCATGATATCAAAATAGGTGAATTTATCATACCTAAAGGTAGTGAATATTATGAGAATGATTACGGCGAAATAGTATCTTCTGATATTATCTTTAAAGGTTTTGTTAATCTTAAAGAATTAAATCATGAATTAGCATCTGAAACGTGATAATAATATAACTTAAACAACCAAAAATACGATGACTATTACTTTTTTCTACACTTACAAGTTAGATGGCAAGGAATTTAAGACTAAGCTTTCTGCCGAGGTTCCTGAAAATCCTAAGGGACCTGTTATCCTTGATAGAAAAGTTGCTTTAAACTTATTTTGGACTAAACTTCCTGAAATTCTCAGGGATAGTGATCTATCTACTGATGCCGAGCTTCCTACACCTCTTACAATCGAAATAACTAATATTGTATAATCATGGAAAAGAATGTAATCATAACTTATGAAAATTGTCCTGAAAATGAATTACTCGAGTTATACGATGAAGCTGAAGTAATTAGAATGGAATTAGATATACTTGATTCTGCCGAACCTGTCTCTGCATCAGAAAAAGCCAATCTATGGAAAACCAGGCAATCTTTAGAAGATGAACTTAAGCTCATCCATGATAAGATAGATGAGCTTGAAGAACTGCTTGTTAGTAGATTTGAAGCGAATAACTGTTAAATAATAAAAAGATTCTCATCCAGAGTTTGTTTAAATCATGAACTGGAGATAAAATCATGAAATTAGAACTACAAATTTATTGGCCAATATAGTAGTAACGACGAAATATCTAGTATTGCAGACTGGTGAGAATCTTTTTTAAAAAATTATATAATCATGAAAAATAAAGCTATTGTTTGTTATGATGTAATCTGTTTTAAAGGTAGTTATAACGCTCATAAAACATCAAGAAGCGAAGAATTTTTTGATGTAGATTCTAAAATAGATATAAAAGATATTCTTTGCATGTTCTATGAGCGTCTCTATAGTAATGGTATAACTTATAGCGATATCTTAACCATTCATATAACTAAAATTTATATTGAAACAATAACAGAAAATGTTTTTTATGAATCAAATTCTAGTAATAAAGACATGTATTATTAAACTTAATAAAAATTTAAGCCATGTATAAAGCTATCGTGTATTATAAGACAATTTATTTTGAACATGATTATGATGATCCTAAAGTTTTAGAACAAAAAATAGTTTTAGATTTAGATGATTATTTCGATGATGATCAAGACTATTTTAATGAAGAAGAAGACCGTATTGAACTATTACACTTCATTCTTGGAAGATTTTATGATCGTTTAGAGAATCAAGATCCACTTTATAAGGTTGTAAGTGAAAAAGCAGATGTGAATGAAAGTGGTATTTTATCACGAACAGTAACAAAAGTAGTTTCTGTAATACCTAATCCTAAAAAACAAATACTTTATTTAAAAGAGCGAAATGAAGGGAAAAAAATACAATATTAAACAATATAAATCGGGAGATATAATATCAGTTGAAATATATACTGATTACGGTATTGGAACATATATGCTTGAAGTTATAGGTCTTCTTAAGAAAGATAAGAAGTGTTCAAGATACATTGTAAAAAGAGTAGGAGATAATTCTTCAATACTTTACATGATAAAACTTAATAATAGAAATAATACTAATAACTATATAACAGTACCTATCTATATCAATAACTTTGAGTATGGAAGCACTATAAAAATAATAGACTAAAAAACATTAAAAATTATGAAGGCAATACTGACTTTTAATTATGAGATGGATGATAAAATATATCATTCAACATCTTCCACTAATCTTCCCGATAAAAAGGCTATTGAGGACTTTAAACAACTTCCTGAATCACATTTTTTAATGTTATTTTGGAAAACATTTTCCAAAGTAATAATAGAAGCTAATGATAATGCGGATTATCCAAAGTCTGTTAAATTTAATAGTATTGATATAAAATATGAGGAATAAAAAATGTGTTTCATTGTTAAACATTTTTTGAATGAAAATGGTGATATTATAAAACCATTAGTAGCAAGCGAAGATATTCCTGTATACAAATATGCTATTCATAATCGTGAATGGATTTCTCATGGTCTTAAAGAATACATATTCGACCTTAACATATTTAGGTCTCACGTATATTACTATGAATATGAGAAAGATAAAGATAACCCAATACTTGAACTTAAGCCCGTAATTTGTAAATGTAGTATGGGATGTTCTGATTGTCCTACTATTATTGATTGTAAAGATACACGTAATCCCGATTGGGATAATAATTGTAAAGTTTTAGCTATTAATGGTGGGTACCATTCATTTGCTGATATAGAAAAAATATTTTATAAAGTGGGTGGTTATGATTATTCCATAATTGGTAGATTCGCAATACCTGCTGGCTCTAAGTATTATGTAAGTGATTATGAAGAAGCTGAATTCTATTGGGGTAAAGAGTATATATCTTCAAATATCATTTTTAAAGAACATCTTAAAGAATATGGTCGTAAACAATTTTTAAAATTATGAAACAACTCTACTCGTAACCAATATTAATTTGAGCTATGAGTAAAAAAATAAATTTAAAAGAAAGGTATTATCGTATGTTCTGTATGGTGCTTGCCTTGATGATCCTTGACAAAAAGAAATCCAAGGATTAACAATTTAGCCCCTGTACAAGGGGCTTTTCATTTGAATTATACTAACCAATAAATAAAACACTAATAACATGGAAACTAAGAATGAAAAAAACAATTTTGAACTTTTTCTTGAAAGATTCAGAACTAAGGACGATGTCGAGTTTAACAGCTTTATTGATAGTCTTATTGGTAAATCCAGTGATGAGCAAGGTAAAATCATTGCTGATGCACTTGAAAAAGCAGATAGCGGTGCTGACATAATGGAAAACAATGAATTTGTTTTCATCAAGTATAAAAGCAAGATCATGTTTTTAGTACACGCTATGACCTTAAGAGCTAGTAGAAAAGACCATTTGATAATAATGGACAAGGTTATATTCACCACCAAGGAGAATCTTGAATATTTAGAAAACTATAAACCTTGAAACTATGAAATATTATCCAACAGTAAAAGAACATATAGTTGCTCTTGTAAGAGTACTATTATTACTTGGTATCAGCATAGCTATATTACTTAGTTTTGTAAAATAGAACTATCATGAAAATTAAGAATGTGCAGATTCGTAAAGTTCCTTGTGTAGTTCATATAGGAGAATATATAGAAGTTGATGAGCAGCATCCTGTATTCTCTATGCTTGGAATTAAAATCAGGAGTATTAGGTATCGTGCCTATGCAGTGCCAGTTCTTTCATATAGGCTTTTTAGTAAAGAAGAGCCTGGAGTATACGAAGATGTTAATTTAATTCAAAACTAATAAGCTATGCATGTTAAGAAACCAAATAGAAAAGTTAGAGACAATAAAATGTCTAATAAAAATAAGACTACAAAAGTTACCAATAGGACTATAACAGTAAAATTATCTAAAAATCCTAAGAACCTGGATTGGATTGATAAATTGTTTGAATAGCCCACCTTAAGAATTGGGGTAGAACTTTCAACATACCTCGGTTAATACTTTCTTTCTCTATCTATCCCAATTCTTTTATAATTATAACAATTAAAAAATAAATAAGATGTTTGACAGCAAAAGAAAACCACAAGTTAATGCATCTGGTACTCCGAAGAAAACTAAGAATGCTTTTATCTCAACTGGAGAAAAAATATCAGCAGAAACTCTTTCAGGTAATTTCGCAAAGAAATATTCCCATACTGATGATCCTTTTGTAACACAGTTTGGATCAGTAGGTCAATATAAAGAACGTAGACCTTTTAATGATATAGCATCAGATTGTGAAAGTCTTTGGGCTATAAATAAAAGACTTACTATAGTATTTATACTGTATTTAAGAATGATTACAAGAGTTGTAACGCTCTTTAATGGTCTTTCTACGAGTATATCCCAAAAAGGTGCAGAACTGAAATATGAATCTATCATGAGAATGCTCTGGCTATACATGAAAAGACCTGAGTCTTTCTGGAAGAACATAGGTTTATTTGTATCGGTGGGCTCCTGGAAAGATATATTCCTGATGTTACAATATGATTATATATATAATGGCTGGGATGGTAAAATATTAGATTGGAGTAGAATGGCTGATTTGATACTGACTGGTCTTGAAAATGAAAATACTGTTAATCTAATTAAGAAATATCTTCCACAGATTAAAGCCCGAAGTAAATGTACTACTATTGAATCAGAAGCTGGTACTATAATAGCTAAATATATCTGTAATAGATTATTTGGTGATGATGATTATAAACATTATAAAAAATATAGAAAACTTAAATCATCAGGCACAGCCCATTCCTGGCAACAACTCATATCTAGGCAGGAATTTGATAGGATAGATTTCTCAAAGATTCATGGAAGAGCATTATCTTTACTTGTAAGAAGCAAATTTCTTAAGAATCATGGACTGGTAGATAAATATACTGCTTGGATTAATAAACCAGATAATACAAATGTTAAATACACCGGGTTTGTTCACGAGTTATTTGCTCCTTGTGATAATTATAGAAGTTTAGTTAGTATACCTCAACATGAGCAGGAGACTATTAATAAACAATTTGATACTCTTGTTAGAAAAGCCGGTGATAAACCTATGACTAAATATATTGTAGTAAGAGATACATCAGGTTCAATGAGATCTATAGCTAAAGGCACTAATATGTCAAGCAATAGTATAGCTAAAGCATTAGCATTATATTTCTCAGAATTTTTAACAGGTGTCTTTGCAAATACTTGGATAGAGTTCAACAAGGTTGCAAAATTACATGAATGGGTAGGCAATACTCCACTTGAGAAATGGTATAATGATAAAACAAGTGCTATTGGAAATACTAATTTTCTTAGCGTGATAAAGCTATTTGTAAATATTAAATCTCAAGGTGTACCAGAAGAAGATTTTCCTAGTGGTATTCTTTGTATATCAGATGGAGAATTTGATGCATCCCAACTTGGAGATACTAATGTAAAAGCAGCTAAGGAAATGTTACTTGAAGCTGGATTTTCTAAAGAATATGTAGATAATTTTGTTATCGTTCTTTGGAATATACCCAATTCTTTTTATTGTAATTCTTCTACGAAATTTGAAACATATGAAGGTTCGTACCCGAATGTATTCTATTTTGGTGGGTATAGTGCCAGCGTTATTTCCTTTCTATCTGGTAAGGTAAAAACTGCAAGAGAATTATTTGATGCAGCTATGGATCAGGAAATTCTTAATATGGTAGAATTGTAAAATATTAGGATGCATACAGCAATCATGAATTTATGCAAAATAGGCTACTAGTATTTTAATAGCAATAATTAGGTAATAAAATTTGCATCCTGCTATATTTCTTATTATCTTTGTAAAATATTAAAAGAACGTAGCCATTATAAGAAGTCATACAGCAATTATAAAAACTATCTGCATATTAGTTAAAACGGCTTCTGACAAGGACGGGTACAGCAAATAATTATTTTTATAACTTTAAAATTGGATTAATACTTATAAAAACAACCGTTCTGGTAAGAACACTTACAGCAAATACTTAGAAATTTTAATCTTAATAATTAATTTTTTCTCCATATAAGTGTTCTGATAAGGATAGTCACAGCAAGTTAAAAAACGCGATAGGGTTTCGTTCATAGCTAACTATCCTGATAAGGTCTCTCACTGCAAATTTTTAAGGAATAGTCTTTTAAACTGTCAACCTAAATAGAGACCTGCAAATAATTGTGAGATTATATAATATAATCTAATAACTAATCAACAAATGTTTAACTTATTAACTTTAATCAAAAATGAAAAAATTATTCTTCATTCTAATGTTATACTTGTTTGCTTTATCTTCCTGTAAACCAGAAGATAGGCAAATGAAATTCGTGTCTTTAAATAGTAAAGATATTACATCAGAAGATATCTTTATTGTTACCCACGCTGATTCAACTAACATGTTACCCTGTATCGTGATGGATGATTATGTTTTAGTCATAAAAGACCTACCAAATGAAGTTGTAGTTATGAAAATAAAAGATTATTCATCCCAGGTAATAAGTCTTCTTATTTTATATGCAGTGGTAATCTTGGGAATGTTTATATTTATGTTATCTATTGATTGATTAAAATAAAATTGACATGAATGGATTTATATTTATTATTTTATTATGTTTTATATTTTCTTTAATAATTAAGCTTCACGATAATGATGAGAACAATAATAATAAATCGCTTGAATCACGGTAAGACGAGAAAAGATATACTCGGACGTCATATAACTATATATGATACTCACGAGGGGCCTGTCAAAGAGATTTGTCCTAGAGATGGTAGTAAGACCCCTAAATATATTATTAAAAGAACAAGAGAGTCTGTAAATGTAGTAATAATTTAAAAAATTAAAAAAAATGGCACAAAAAATTAAAAGTTTTGCAGGTATTAAGAAAGGTCAAAAATTTAAAGTTGTGAGTAATTGCAACAGTCATAATTATCCTTTAAATAAAGTTTTAACTTTCAGAGAAAATTTTACAGGAAACGCCCTGGCTTCTTGGACTAATTGTGCAGTAGAAGGAATTTATAATAGTCTTAGTTATAAAGATGTAGTTCTCGTCGGTGAAGATCTTGCTACCCTTGAAAAAAGATATGTTGAAGTACAAGAAGAAAGGGATACTTGGAATGAACAAAATAAAAAGGAATCTGAGAAATATAATAAAGAAGCAGATAAAACGCTTGAAGATATTAAGAGAAAAATCAACTTCTGTAAAGACCTGGGTATAACTGGATATGATGATAATGTTGAAAAACTTTATAATGCTATTCAGGTTATAAATGAAAAGAAAGATATACCTGATATTGAAAAAGCTAAAATACTAGCTGATATTATATATTCAGATTAAAAAATTAGTTTTTCTAGGTTTTCCTAGTGTTTTTGGTTGGTTAGTAAGTAGAGCCCTGGATAAGCTCTGGGGCTTTATTTTTATATGTTTAAAAATATTATTTTCAAAATAGTAAATAAATAATCATGTGCTTTGTCAAAAAATTAACAGAAGAAGAATTCAAGAAAAAGAGAATTCCCGCATTAATAACAGATAAAGATATAGAAGTATATAAATATACTACTACTTTTTTAATTAAATGCGAGGTTTTTTCATCTCATGTGTTTAAATATCCTCACTACAAAAACAGAACTAACCCAACCATACAATTAAAACGTATATATCATGAAGTATTCAAACTTCTAATATCGAAAGATAAATATTTACGTGAATATTGTATGGAAATAGAAGAAGGTTATCATTCTTATAACTCATTAGAAACTGCTAAGAAATTTATGAGTAAAGATATGAGTTGTTACGATACTACTTTATTTTTAAAATATACAATAGGTAAATTTATCATTCCTAAAGGAAGTAAATATTTTAAAAATGAAGAAGGTGAATTGGTTTCATCCAATATTATTTTTAAAGAAATTATTAAAGATAAATAGCTATGTGTTTTATTAAAATAATAAAAAATAATAATATTAAACCATTAATAGCTAAAAACGATATTACGGTTTATAAATATACCTCAGAATTTACAGAGAATTCACCATATGAGGCTTCAAATTCTATTTTTAAATCTTTGGTAAAAGGATACGACTACCATCGTGACAAAGAAAATCCCACTATAGAATTAAAACCCCGCTTTAATCCAGTTAGTTCTTTTATGGTCATAGAAAAAGGGTATCATTCTTATGGTAATTTAAAATTAACTAAAAAATATTATAGTAGATGTTATAGAGAAGGTCATCGTGTTTATAAAACATATTTTGGGAAATTTATTATTCCGAAAGGTAGTAAGTATTACGTAAGTATTCAAAAATATTACGGTAGGAAATATGTATCTTCTAACATTATTTACAAAGGTCTTGTTTAACTTGAAAATATAAATAACATGTGTTTTACGCAAGAATATTATAATGATATCATCCCTAATGCTAAAATAGCCAATAAGGATATTGAGGTATATAAATATGTAAAAGGTAATTATCCACTAACAGTCGATAATACTAAATTTATATCTTATATATATACTTTTGAATATATTGCTAATAAAAAAAATAAAAAGATCCAGCTAAAACCACGACTATGTATGCGGTTTGATTTAAACCCTTGGTTAGAGATAAACTTTAATGATATAAATGATTGTCCTATGATCGCTATAGATGAAGGATATCATTCGTATATAAATTTAAATACAGTTGAAAAATTTATATTAGATAATCCTTTAATTTACCCTATCATAGAACAATCTAAAATTTATAGTTATTATATAGGTAAATTCATAATACCAAAAGGTAGTAAGTTCTATAAAAATAATAGTGGAGAAGTAGTATCTTCTTGTTTAATATATACTGGTAAGTATAAAAAATTTATAACCACATTTGAAAATAATTACTACATTTAAAAAATAATTATTATGGGTTTTATTAAAGAATATGATGGTGAACCACCTAAACCAAGAATTGCTACTAAAGATATTGAAGTATACAAATACTCACAAATGTATGAATATATTACTGGATGTTATATATGCCCTTGTAATACTGAAAAATTTTATTCTAATGTATTCTCTTTTAAATATATTACAAATAAAAAGAATAAAAAAATTTCTTTAAAACCTAAATTAAGCACATTATATGAAATAAAAACTTGGATAAAATATTCAAAATATGCACGAATACCTGATTTTAAAGTTATTTACATAGAAAAGGGTTATTATTCTTATGAAACTCCCGATAAAATTAAAGCGTTTTTAGAGGAATAGAGTGAATCTCGTGCCGAAGATTTATTTATTTACTATATAGGTACTTTTATAATACCTAAAGGAAGTAAATATTATAAAAATAATGATGGAGAAGTAATATCTTCTAATTTAATTTACACAGGTAAATATGAAAAAATTAAATTTTAATTAAATATAGTTTAAAACATGAAAAAATTAATTTTAACCATTGCAATTTTAACATTCACTGTGAATGTTTGGTCACAATCATTTAAGTATTTAGTAAAGGATATACCTAATAATCTTTTTAAAGATGTTATAGTAGAAAGTCCTGCATATATGTCAGATAATCTTGTTAATGAATATGGTGGTGATTATATATTGCCGAGAATAGCTCTTAAAAATGTAGCTACATTATTCAAAATAAGTGGAACTATAAGCACGGGAGCATTAATATATGATCAATCTACTAAAAATATAGAACCAGAAGCTTGGATTGGTAGTGGCCCCATATTTTCATTGCGTCAATATAAACCAAATGAATTAGGTGATCCCTACCAAACATTTGGTATTGGGATAGGATTACTCGTGGGCACTAATGTGAATAGTCCATCATTTGATTTAAGCCAGTTAAAGGGTACTTTACACGTTGAAATTAGTAAATGGGCTAGTATAGGTTACGGGTATGCTATAATAACACCTACACCCGATAGAAGACATGCTTTACTTTTTAATACAAGATTTGATTTTTAGTTATGAATCTGAAGAAAATTAAATTAGTAGAAAACTTAACAGACAAACAATTGTTAAAAATAGAAGCTAAACTTAAAAAACGTAGTAAACTAAAATTAGTAAAAGATTTTAGTCTTGGGCCTATTACTACTGATCATTTTTATAACATGTCAGATTACAATGTCCTTAATCATATCTTGTTATATGTTAAACATTGTACTACTATATACGAGAAATCTGAAAAAATCCAATGTTGTCCAGGATGTAATAGATCACAAGGTGATCTTTACAACATAATGAGATACTACCGTCCTAATATTACTTTTAAGAAATTCAGATCATGTTTAATAAGGTTATTAAACAATCGTCAAGTAAATACTTTATATTGTGCCAATATACATAAAAGAGTATTCTTTAAAAATAAAAGTTCTATTGAACCAGATCCTAATTTCACTCGAATGTATAACCTCAGTACGATTGATGAATATGATCATACTTTAGATAAATTCAGTGATGGTACAACAAGACCTTCAGTTTGGAACACTCCAGGAAAGGGTATATACACTGATTATTAAAATAATTTAACTTTAATTAACAATGACTAAAAAACAAAATTTAAATAAAACCACATCATATTCACCAGAAACGAATCCTGGTAAAATTATAGAAGAGTTTATGAAATTCGTTACGATACAAGATAAACCAGAAAATCTTAAGAAAAAAGTTGAATTAAAACTTGATCTTGCTAACGATACATCTCCCAATGCTGGCTTATCAACCTCCACGATATATCCACCGGAAGATGTTTTTTTACCAGATGATGATGAAGACGGTTATGATTTTAGCCCTAAAATTGATACATCCGCCGATATAGATGATTCTCCATTTTCTGTAAGGTATCGCTATTCCGCGGATCCTGTAAAAACTAAATCAAGATCAGAAGATAAAGAACATGAGGTAACTATTAAACCTGGAAGAAAAGAAAAAAATATTAATTGTTTAATTAATTACCTTAAAATGGGTGACTTAGATTCTTTACATTATTATCTAATTAAAAATAATTATATACATGAAGCAACAGATTGTTTTATTTTTGATCCTGATTTAAATATACATATAACAGATTCAGAATCCTTTATGGCTATCTATCGTAAGAATCTAAGTTCATGTCTTAATCTAATCTTTAATAGATTTACTAAAAACTTAGAAAAAATCGAACACGAAGATATACCTAAAATAGACGAGGATAATATAAGTAATATTAGAGATAATTTGAAGAATTTCTTAATACTTGTATATCTAACACCTCGTGTTGAAAAATGCAGTTTTATAATAAGAACTAATGAAGAATTAAATCATATTATAAGGGAATCTTTAAAACGTGGTGTGAATATAGATCCGGAAATCTTGGAGAATGATTTTGATTTTGAAGATTTTAGAACGCGTAATATCGGGGTAAAATTTCTATTCATAGGTGATAAAATTAACACGTTATTTTTGACACATGACGGTATGGAACTACCATATGTTTCTAATAACATGTTTTTATATTTTAATGAAGTTAAACCTAAAAAAGAACTTGTATGTAAAGAAACAGAAGATGAAATAGTTATTATTAACGGTAAAAAATATTCTAAAAGCCTCGTTGAAGGCATGATAGAATGTAAGATTGAGACTTTACTCAATAATTTGGAACTAGAAAAGATCATGGAAAGTTCTATGAAACCTGAAGATGATCTTAGTAATATTAAAATCTTATAATAAATAATTTATTATATTGTATTCGTGAGAATGGATGTTGAAGTTGAATAAAATACAATATTAAATAACATGTATTTAACAATTGATTATTTAGAATTAATTAGAAATAAATTAATTATTAACGAGTATTTAAATCTTTTAAAATTAAGATATGTTGAAGAAAACACGAGCTTCCCCTACGAGTTAGACCCTAGGTATATGGACATATTAGAATCTAAAGGATTTGTTGAGCACGACCCACAAAATGATGGGTATATATTATCCAGTAAAGGTAGAAGTTTCTTTGAGGGGGATGATTTATTTGAAGAATTTTATAAATTATATCCTACATCAGTAGAAACTGGATTGGGTAGAAGAGCTATATCTGCAAAAGATCCTAATAGTACTTCTGGTAAGCAAACTCACGAAATCTGGAAAAGGGTTACTAAAAATAAACCTGGACTTCAAAAAAAGATTATTGATTGTTTAAAACGTGAGTTAGAGCATAGAAGGTCAACTGATTCTATGTCTTATATACAGGGTATTGATACTTGGTTGCGTAATGCAACATGGGAGAAATGGGAGGATATTCCTGAACAAAATAATAGTAAAAATTATACAAAATTGTGATAAAATATTTGGGAATATAGCATATTATGTGTATTTTTGTGAAGTTGATTTGAAAGGAGAATATGCTATACGAAGATGTTTTAAAAGAATTATCGTTAAATAAACAAAGGAGAAAATCTGGTGATGTGATTGCTATACCGTGGTCGCTTCCTAGATTGTCAACTGTATTACCAGGAATAGAACAAGGTAGATATAATTTAATCAGTGCTTCACCGAAGGCAGGGAAGACCCAACTTGCTGATTTTCTGTATGTTTACCAACCCGTTGAGTGGATTATAAATAATTCTGGTACTGATATAACACTTAAGATATTTTATTTTTCATTAGAAGTATCTAAGGAGAATAAGATTAAATCTGCAATGTGTTATAAATTATATAAAGACTATGGTATATTAATAAGTCCTCAAAAGCTTAGTTCTATATTTAGTAATTATATATTAGACGATGAAATAGAGAAAATTCTTGGTGGAGAAGAATTTAATTCTTGGTTTACCAAGTTTAATAGTATAGTAACTTATTATGATTCCATAAGAAATCCTTATAGTATATTTCATTTAGTTAAGTCTTATGCTGAACATCCAAGTAATGGGACGTATACTTATAAAACTATATCTTGGCAGAATGAAGATAAAACATATACTCCAAGAGAAGTTAGGGATAGATATATACCAGCAAGACCTAATGAATATGTTATAGTTTTGGTAGATCATATAAGTTTATTACAAACTAGCACAGGGGAAACCCTACATCAAACAATAAATAAATTCAGTAGTGAATATTGTTTGGAAATGCGTGATAAATGGAGATATATTCCAACTATTGTTCAACAACAATCAGCAGATTCATCACGAGCACAATTTAATTATCGTGGTGATACTATTATAGATAAAATAAAACCCGACTCAGAAGGATTATCTGACTGTAAATATACTGCTAGGGATGTTGATTTAATGGTTAGTTTATTTTATCCACATAGATATAATATTAAAAAATATGAAGGAATTGACTTAGAAAGATTAGGAGATAATCATAGAGAATTTATTATTAACTTAAATAGAAATGGTATTAGTAATGCAACAATTCAATTACTATTTCTAGGATCAAGTTCATATTTCGAAGAATTACCTCGTGAATTAAGTGAATTTGATTATATAAAATATGAAGAAATATTTAAAAAACAGATCTAATGAATAGTGCGTTAATAGGAATTGTGGGGCCAAGTGGGAGTGGTAAGAGTTCATCATTCTTTCCAGAACCAGAACTTGGTATTGTAGGATTAGATCCAAAACAAACATTCATTATTAATGTAGCAGGAAAACCTTATCCATTTGGTGGCTGGAGAAACTTGTATTTTCCATTAACAGCTAAGAATGATAAAGGTAATTATATTAATAGTGAAGATGCAGATGTGATTGTCAAAACAATGACTTATATTGATAATAATCGTCCTGAAGTTAAGAACATTGTTGTTGATGATTTTCAATATTTGATGGCAATGGAATTTGTCGATAAAGCCATGATTAAAGGCTATGATAAATTTAATGAAATTGCCATGCATTGTATGCAAGTTTTAAATACAGGGCGGAAATTACGTGGTGATATTAAGACTTTTATTTTAACTCATTCTGAAGATGTAGAAATAGGTTTTGGTAATGTAGTTAAGAAGATTAAAACAGTTGGTAAAATGGTGGATGATAAAATTGAACCAGCCGGACTGTTTACTGTACTTCTATATACCAAGACTACTTGGGATGATACAGAAAAAAAGACTATATACCAGTTTGTAACAAATAGAGATGGAGAATATCCTGCCAAAAGTCCTTATGGTATGTTTAAAGATTTATATATACCAAATGATTTAGGATATGTAGCATCTTGTATTGATAAATTTGAAAATAAAGTAGTTAACAATAAAATGTAAATATTATGTCAGTAGATTTAAACAAAAGTGATGAGTTCGTTAAGGAATTTAAGATTTTTAACGACGGGACAGCGGGGATAGTGGAAAATGTTAGAATTTCTATTGAAAAGAGGAATCCTGGTTCGGATGATAAAAAACCAGCTTATAAAGTTATAGCAACTGACGCTACAGGTGCTTCAATAAATGAAGGATTTTATTACCAAGAGCCAGATTCTCCAGCATTTACAAAATATCAAGCACAAAGATTAATAATGCTTGCAAGAGGTGTATTAGGAGAGAAAGTTGTATTTCCTATCTGGAATACTCCAGCAGAGGTATTAGATGGTGTTATGAAAATGGTAGCACCTGCTTTTAATAAACCCTTTAGAGTAGCGGCATGTTATGGAACTACAAAGAATCCAAGTCAATATTTAGGATTTAGAAACTTCGGTAGTTTTATTCAACCGATGAATGAAGAAAATAAATTATCCTTCACGAGTAGTGATAACATGGTTAAATTTGTTCCTCAACCTACAGCAGCTGAGACATTAATTCCTAAAGTAAATAAACCAAGTGAGGATGATTTACCATTTTAATTTTGACAATTTATAATCGTGACAAATAATAAATTGTAGTTTATTTAGTAATTATAGGGGGTATTAAAAGTACCCCCTTATTTTGCTCCTATGTTGAAATTGGTATACAAGACAGACTTAAAATCTGTTGGTCGATATAATCTGCCGTATGGGTTCGAGTCCCATTAGGAGCACTAACCAATACCAAAGTTATGAAAGAATTAAATAAAGATTGGAAAAAACGGGATTCCCTAATTTGGGGAGATAAACCTCCACACTACATAGGAGGTGTAGCTTATTTTGTAATAACACCAAATACATTAGAGGTTCTTATAGAAGAAGGATTTGCCAATCCTGAAGAAAAACAAAATGATTCCTATACCATAGAGGAATTCTTAAAATTTTGTAATAAATATCCAGGATATGATTTAACATTACATGGATATGCAGTGTCACAGGACAGACCTGATTATAGAGTTACCATAGAAGGTATTGAATACTTATCTGATATACCGATATACAAAAAACTACAAGATGAATTTGAATTGTGGTTTAATAATGCAGATGATTTTATCTGTGATTCTAGACAACTTTATTGTTGGTATGATTAAATTTTATTAAAATTAATAAATTATGGAAGAAAGAAAATTATCTGGAGAGCTTTTAAGGTTAGCTGTGAAAAAAGGATTTTATGATAGCTGGGGTCCACACTGCACACCCAAGGTTATAAATACCAATCCGTCAGTACTCAGAGAGTGGTTGAGAGAAAAATACAATATAGATATTGTAATAACTCTTGATACATTAAATATTTTAGATGATATTTATAAAGATGTCAAAAAATGGTATAAATATAATATATTTTCTAATGGTACATTATTAGGTGGGGAGATTCCCACTATTTTTACAGATTACGAAGATGCATTAGAAGGAGGTCTTAGAATTGCTTTGTCATATATACCAGATGAAGAAACTAAATCTAAATTTACAGTAGGACAAAGAGTATATAAACCTAGAGGATATAAATTTCCCGGAACCATAGTATCTGTCTTTAATACTACCAAGGGAGAAAGACGGGTTGTAGTAGAAATGGATAAATATGGATTACTGCATATTTTTAATGAATCGCAATTAGAAATACAACAATAAAAACTAAAATTATGAAAAATCTTTATTTTTGTGTTAGTAATGGCACTTCTTTGTTAAACAAAAAACTTCCATATGCTACTAAAGAAGCTATAGTAAATTGTAATGAAATGTTTTCAATGATTGAGGAAGTTGATACAAACTTAAATATGGCTTTATCTACTAATAAAAAAGATTTTAAAAAAACTGTTAAAAGATGGTTATATGAACTTGGAGATGACGATGAATAAAAAACCAATAAAAGAAGCTTGTAAAAAGTGTAGATATTTTACTAAAAATCCTAAACATGGATGTTTTAAATGTTATACACTAAACAATTGTCCTGCTTACAAAATCTAACTAAATTATAAAAACTATGAAGAAATTAGAAGAAAATAAATTAATTGCCGAATTTATGGGA